GTTAACCAGTTAGATTATGTTAGACTAATTACTATACGTAATTTCCTTATTTGTTTTAGGGTTGGCAACCTTTAACATCTTATATATTGCTAGTTTCGGAAAGATAAACTTAGGATTTTGTCCATATTGTATTTAAAGATCCTAGAATTACACTACATGAGCAGTTAAGAGCTGCCTTGCTAGGGTGTGGAGCATTATATGTGAAGCATCGCGTGTTCTAGGGAACAATATCGACTTTCCTCTGGAAATGACATTTCCATTGAAACACAACCGTTTTTTCCCGTGGAAGTTTCTTCGTGATAAAAGAAACGATATCCAAAACAACAACTGATTACGGCATTGGACTAAGGTTCTGAATTACCTTTGTCTAGTGACGCTTTGTTGTGGATTTGACATCCTTGTGGTGTCCCCTATTTAGGGGTGGTGCCCATTCACCAAAGAAAATAGCACTGGCATAGGGAGGATTGATCCCCCACCTATGTGAAAAAATAAATTGGATTTCTAACACAACTAATACTTTATTCAAGCTACCCAATGCGGGATTTGATTTAGGACGGAGTTCCGGGGTGACTGACTACGCAGTCAGCACTATCAAGTTCTTGAGCGATTTAGTTCCTGAACTTTCTATCGAGCAGTTTATCAACCTTAAAAACGTCTCATCCTCGTTCCTCAATATGATGTTCGACGTTGTTGTGAAAACATACTCTTGTGTCAAGAACAAGGAGGGTAGTCTTTTAAAAGCCCTCCTGTCTGTATATAACTTTTACCTGCGAACAAGGGAGACCGATAACCTCCTGTCGCTTTCCGTAGGATTCACAGACATGATGACATCATTGTTCGACTTCAGCTTCGTGCCGGAAGCTTTATCTCTGGTACAAAAAACTGTGGTGCAGTACTTCACTTCACTACAGAAATATTTCGTTCGTGCGGAGGGAGCAGAAGACTCTGTTTCCAAGTTTTGGGGACTCCTTGATTTTAAGGATAACCGGAATATTGTCAACATTCTATTTGAACTCACGTCAGTTTCGTCGACGTGTTTGTTGATTCACGAACTTAGTTCCAAACTCAGGAACACAAAGACCCTCACTAAAATTGTTGATGTGGTCAACCATGATTTATTGTCCCCTCATTCAGATTTGAGGCGAGGACTCAAGCGCGCATCAGAGTGTGTAGCACGTCTATTTGATTACATGGCATTAAACTATGAGCATATGATTAAGGGAGAATTCTCGAAAATCAGCTTTAAGTTGCCAGCTGCACTGATCTTTGAAAATGATTACGCTGAATTTAGTGCGACATTTGAGCGCATGGAGGCAAATCCGTTGTACCTCCAAGAAATAAATAAAACAACGGCGGACATGCGAGATGAGTGTGCTCTCTTGATCTCGAGAGCAAATAAAGAAATTGCTACCACTACTCAAGGGGCCGTCAAAGGCACCATGGTACGCTACCTTGCTCGTCTTAATCATTGTATGTCTATTCTGCTGGATAAACTAAATCCAGACAATACCAAACCTCAACCTATGGTCGTGACCTTGGTTGGACCAGCCGGATGTGGCAAATCTACGCTGGCAACTAACGTTGGCAAGATCATGCAGTCTACTGCTGGTCGTAATATGAATGCTGACAAAATCAAGAACCGCGGAGGTGATCCAAAGTTCGAACCTGCCATTACAACGGAGACTGAGGTTATCATTTATGATGACTTGGCAAACGACAAGAACGTGAAGTTGGAAACCAAGTCGATCCTCGATATAGTTAACGTTAGCAGAGAGTGTATTCCCAAAGCCTCTGTAGAAGAGAAAAACAAGCACAAGTATTCCAACATTGGTACTGTGTTTACCACCAACGCGGAAGATTTAGGGATGAGTCAATTGAACTCGGCTAGTCCTGAAAGTCTTCTGCGCCGATTTGGTCTGGTTGTTGTCCTGAAGGTAAAGGATGAATATTGCGTAGGTACATCTGGTGTCTTGGATCGCTATCATCCTGTATTTGCTGACGGAAAACCGAAGAAACATATTTATGAGGTGGTTTTGAAATTCCCTGTGAGTTATTCGAAGGGACAAATAGATTGGAAGATTGTAGAAGGTTGGAAGATTGAAGGACAATGTGACCTCCACTGCGCTCTAGTTCACATTAAATCATATTTGGCTGGAGAATGGGAACGCAGTACTTCTCAACACGAGATGAGAAATAGTGAGGAATGTGTTTGTAGCACTTGTGGCTTGGATTATATCGCATGTACTTGTAGCGATTCTCCCGTCCAAGCAGAGGCTTTACCGAGCCTCGATAAATATTATGGCCAATTTATGTCAGGCCTAGGGAGAGCACAAGATTCGGTTCAGGCATGGTACCATAGTGCAGATGAATCGGCGCTTGCTATCACAGATATTCTTCATGGGAAGTGGACTAGGGCTATGATGGCCCAATATTCCGCGACTTATGTATTCAGAATGTTGATGTGGATTTTCATGCAGCGTAATCTTGTGGGAGGATTTACTAGCCTCTATTTATTGTTGATAACTATTGATGTGAAATTTTTGTACTTATTTATTTGTTTGTTATGTTCATTAGTCGGTGTCAAGTATCGTATTGAAATGAGATCTATGTATGTATTATTAATGTTCGTTATGTTGAGTGCGGGAGCTTTTGCTGCCCCTATTGTGTGCACTCTTTTCTTGCCTTTTGTTGGTGTGCTAGTGTGTTATAAGCTGGCTTGTATTAGAGAACGCAATCGTTTGACAGAGAAGCATTTCCAGCAGCACTCGTTGATTAGACAGCATTACTATGCTCGTCTGAGTGTGTATATTGGAGTGACTTCTTCTGCCCTATTTGTTGTATTATATATGTTGAACAAAATTGTAAAAGTATTTTTTGGTCCCAAGACTGAGTCTCGTCGCAATGTTGCAAACGATCCATATGATCCTAAAGAGGTCAAATCAAATGTGGATGATCGTGCGCACTATTTCTATAAACCAACCGTGCATCATGATGCTACGTGTATGACTCGTAAACAGTTTGAGTCAAAGGTTAGTGACAAGACTTTAATCGTTGAGGTGACCGGTTCACACGGTACCGTAACTGTGAGAGGGATCCCTTCGGGATCGGAATTGATCGCCCCGTACCACGCTTTTCCAGCGTCGGGTACCTTCGATATTGAGATCTGTGCAGACTACTCGAAGAGAACATCCGCTTACAAAATGAAGAACGTTCCTAGGGATTATTTAGTCCAGTTGAAGGACCGTTCAGGAAACCCTGTTGATCTGTGTATGGTGAACCTCGCCAATTTTCCACGACAAGCCTGCCTTATTAAACATCTTGCGACAGAACAGCAACCGATGCAAGGGGCAGGGTTAGAGATCGTAAAACAAACAGATGGCTCTGTGAAACGTATTGAGCTAAGACTTTCTGATCGTATCCCCTTTACTGGGAACTCCTATAAGACTGCGGAGCATGGAAGATTTTCAAATTACCCTTCCTATACGTGTATTTCGCAGACGGAGAAGTCAGAACAGGGTATGTGTGGTTCCCCAGTTCTTTCGAAGAACACAAATTGCATATTAGGTGTCCATATAGCGGGCACCGGTTCCTCTACTTGGTTTGCACTTCGTTTGACCCAAGACATGGTTCTTGAAGGTCGTAAAGCGTTGGCGCAACAAGCTACTACATTTCTGGCCCATGCTAAGCCGGAAGCATTTGTGGTCAAAAACAACCTCCAGGAGTTGGAATTTGAAAATGAGGTGACTACTCGTGCAGTAGATGACATTGGGGTGGCTTTGTCACCCCTAGTTCAGATTGGGACCATCTACAAGGGCGCTTCTCTGTATTCGGATCGCGCCGAGAACTTTTACTTCCCCAATACTAATCCCAAGTTGGAGGAAGCGTTTGGACCGAGGCAAAGCCGGCCACCAGTCAAGGTGAATGGTACGGAACAAATAAACTCAACACTTATTAAATTGAATGATCCGAAGTTCAATGTACCCCTTGATCTGTTAGATCGGGCGGCGAAGGACTATTTGGATGGATTTGGAGAAACGGACTTTAACAGTATTATTTCAGAGTTACGAGAAGATGACACGAATTTCTTCTCAGTTCGTTCTGTGGATCAAGCGTTGAAAGGTGATGAGTCGGGAATTGTGCGTGGTATCAACAACGCATCGTCCGCCGGTTGGATTTATGGCGGAAAGAAAACAACGCATTATGACATGACTGTGGATGGAGACCCTCATTATGAGCGTGTTCTCCTACCTTATATGATGAAAGACCTCGAGACTCAAGAGGCTCAATGGAGACGTGGCGAGGGAACTTATGATCCTTTCAAGCGTTGTTCGAAAGCTAACGAGTTATTGCCATGGAACAAGGCAGCTGAGAAGACTCGGTCCTTTTACGGGAATGATATGGTCTTCTTTTTGAATATGACTCGTGCTATCATACCATTGAAGCATGTTTTGCGGAAAAATAAGGAGCACTCTGAGTGCTTTGTTGGAATTTCAGCACAAAGTGCTGAGTGGAGAAAACTGAGAGACTTCCTCACCAAGGACGGCAAATATAGGAACTTCCTTTGCGGAGATTTTTCGGGTTATGACACCCAATTGCCTAAGGCTCTTTTGGACAAAGCAGCTTATATCCTTGTAGAAATGGCTAGACGCGGTGGAATGGGTGAGTCCGACCTAGAATTCCTGCGTGGTGCTCTCTCCTCAGTTGTTTCACCAGTATTGATCTGGCAGGGACATGTACTTGAGGCTGCAAATGGACAACCATCCGGACAGCCATTGACTGTGGAGATTAATAGCATCGTCAACTCTCTTTTAATGCGAATGACGTACTTCCATATTATGGACACTCATTACCCTCACTTGTCTCAAAGCAATTTTCGGCATTTCAATAGACTTGCCACTTATGGAGATGACAATGTGTTAGGTGTGGATGATAGGATCCCTAGGTACAACCACACAGAAATTCAATCTGTGTTGGCTTCGTGGGGTATCAAGTACACTATGGCTGATAAAGAGGCGGATTCAGTTCCGTATCAGTCACTCGCTCAAATTTCCTTTCTAAAGCGAGCATTCGAAGACCACCCCGAACTTGGTGTGGTCGGACCCTTGGAGCGTGAGTCTATCGTCAAGGGTTTTTATTATTGGGTTCGCCCCAAAAACACTCCTCTCAATTTCCCCGAGCAATTTGAGGCCTTGGTTGCCTCTCAAGTTCGGGAAGCTGCTCTTCATGGACGTAAGTTCTACGAAGAGTTCTGTAATGGTGTGCGCCTTCTTCAGGAGGGTTCACTTGAGATGAAAGATGAGTTCCGTATCAACTGGAATGATTTCGATCTCCCATTGTATGATGAGTTAGTAAGTGACCTAAAGTGGGCTTACGAGACGAGTGATTAAGTGAATAAACACTATAAAATTAAATTTTGATCCGTTAGGATGCTCTTTTGTAGGTGGGAGAGTTTAAATACACAGCCTGCACCCCGTTCGTCGTGCGTGGTATAAGTTTAATCGATATTTGTGCAGGAAATTGTACGGTGCTCTTGGTGGAGATGGATAGCGCTTCCTTCGAGCATGACGCGGCCTGTATAAATTTAAGGTGATTCATCGTATTTACGGTAGACTTTTATTAGTCGTCATCAAAGAACCCTCTGTACACTTTGGTTTGATGCTGCCTAGTGTATATGTAAATAAACTGCATTTCTAAACAATTTTTGAATATTTTAACCAGCTTTTCGAAGCTGCACAACTATGTATTTATTTTGACCACGTTGTTGTGGTGGTCGTGTTATTTATTGAGTAAACTGTTTTCTGTACCATTATTGTCTTTGGAGGAACAGGTCGCTCGTTGCCAGGCACTTGTGTCTATGGCTCCGCGAGTGATAGTTGGAAATTTTGATGGACTTGAATTTGACTCGACTGAAGCATTTTTATCGGAGCTTCGACGTAGCATTCATAGTCTAGAGTCGGCAGTTGTTAACCCATTTCTAGACACAAACACAAGGTTAGATTTGGTGCTGTCCCGTGCGCGAGATGTTGATACACGTATCACTCTTGGAGTTCGCACGGATTTTGTTCGTAAACAGCCCTTCGGTATTCTGGTGGCAGGTCCACCAGGAAGTGGGAAGACATTCGGCTCACAAAACTTGGCTATACGCCTCTATAATCTAAATCATGAGAAGCCTGCGACTAAGCAGGATATTGTGGTTCTCAATGAGGGAGATGAGTTCCAATCGGAATTTAGATCTTGTCACCGGATCGTATTATTTGATGATTTAGGCGCCACTAAAACTAGTGTGGTTGCTGCAGATCCTTTCCGGAAAATAATTGACTTTATCAACAACGTCCCCAAAACTGCGTTGAACCCTCACCTCGATCTAAAGGGAAATGTTTGGATCAACCCGGACATAGTTGTCGCTACTACGAACTTGTTCATACCGTTTTCTCAGGGAAACAATGTCAACAACACAGAAGCAATTCAGTGTGTGGCTGCTATTAATCGACGCTTTCCAGTAAAGATTTGGCAGCAAGGATTTGACGAGTTTTATATTGTAGACAATCATGATACTCAGATGGGTTACAAAAGAGATGATGGGTCTCATTATAAGTTTCATTACACCCGTCTAAACTCTGAACAGCTCTATGAGAGGGTCAAGGAGATCTATCTAGAGCATTGTGAATCTCAGGAGAAGTTTGTGGAAATGGTCGAAGACCAGGTCCGTCCTGAGGGTTTGTATGGTACAGCATTGAAGTTCGCTGCCATTACATCTCTTCAAGCTATCGCTCGCCTCACTATATCTCTAGAAGCCAGAGATGGGGATGAGGGATTAGCTGCACTTTTAGTTGCATTAAGACGCTTTGTGGCAACACCACTTCAAGCGCTGAAGAGATCATCACAGGCAGAATTGACCACGCGGCTCATTGCTGCTGGTCTGTCTAAAGGTGACACCCATAGGTACAAGAGTACTCTTGAGAAATTATGCAAGTTCGGTCCCGTACTTTATCGGGCCCATGTTACGGAGCAAGATTTGTTGGAGCTCCGAGTGGTAATTGATATGATTGCCCCAGTCATTGAGCAAGTCGCTCTTAAGACTGTTGTACGACCTTTGCCATACGAGCTAGGCTCTATCGTTTATGATATCCTTAGTTTGTTATTTCCTAAAGTTACGAAACTTATTATGGAAAAGGTGCCTTCCGTTACTTTGAAGTCACTGCAACTCACTAAATCAGTGAGTGCGGAGGGAGAATTACGTTCGAATACGCTGAGGAAGATTTACGATCTCGATTGGATACTAGCAGTGCTAGACCTTTATGAGATCAAACAGTTTGATACCATTGAATTGTATGTTGGAAGCTTCATCCTGAATGGATATAGAGCTTTCAGTAAGTCTACTCAACCGATACAGCTATCTGATTATGGAGACCGCCCTTGTGGTGCGTGTCTAACAGAGAAAGAGTTTCGGCAGTTAGTAGAAAGTGATGAAAATGTGAAGCCTGAGGGGGCTTCAGGACCTTGTACAGTCCAACTCTCTGAAGATGAGAGTAAAATACCCCTCGAAGTGAATGTTACTAAAAACGACTATAGATTACTTCTGCCTGTTAGGACCGTTGTGGACCCCAGACAGGTAGTGGCTGATTACTTAGCTAGGAGGATAGACCTTCCCTCCATGATGTTAAGAATGGGTGCAGCTAGGCGTAAAAACCTACTCATCCTGCGTCGTGTGGACTATGTCAACAAGCAATTCTTACAGGGAATTTACACCCTTGCTTACGACGAAGTTCATTCAACTTTGTTGATATTTAGAACAGTCAAGAAGACCTACAAAGTGAACCTGAGTTATTGGTTCGATCTTCTGAAATTTGCCGCTAGAGAAAATAGTGTAGTATTTTGCGGCCGGAATGAAAACGTAACGTTAGTAACTCCGTTATTCTCAGACAAGTTTTGTCCTGTGGAAGAAGCCCTAGATACGGTGCTCAGTGTAAACGAGCTATGTATTGATATTATGGGCCGTTCTGCAAGACGTAAAAACGAGTCACAATTTCTAGTTGGTAAGGCAACTCGTGGAGAAGACTCTAAACCGCTTCCTAATATGATGGAAGATGAGCGGCGCCGTTTGGCAAAGCTCTATGGTACAGAGTGGACTTCATAAGTTCAATTAGATAGTCCTATACGTTCTGACCTTTGGTCAGTGAAGACAGCGAATTTTGCGCGCGTTTGTCTAGTATAGGGTGAACCCTACAACTCGCTTGGCGATACTTACGATTCATTTTATGTAAGTAACCAGCTCTACGTTGTAGGGATGGTTACCGAAAATTTTGGGATCGGAAAAGACGCCTAGTTTTAAAGTTGTAGTGGTTGCTCCCCCTTTATCGTGTATTCGATACTGCGGGGAGCGTGCAGCTCCA